ACCCCACCCTTGAGGGAGAAAATTTTATTTTGTTAATCTTTGTATTCTAAATTTGATCTGTATAATTCGCATAAGGTTTCATTGACTCTATTTTCGCAATCACTTTGCACACCATCTATAATACATATCCCTATTAAATCCCCTTCTACATAATCAAATTCTGCTTTCACAAACCCACCGCTTATTCTATGTAAACCCCATGCAATTAATTGATCTTGCTCAATCTCATTTAATCTTTTTGTTAGTTTTTTTACCTCTGCATCGGTTAGTTTGTCATAATATTTATCTGAATTATAATCTATATTGTTTTGCATAGCTTTTAATCTCCTTTGGTTAATTGCTTAATTGTTGTTTAATGGTTTCTAGTTTTTTACCTTCATATACCTTGTCATGTTTAAACCAATCATGTAACCGATCTATATATTCCAATTCATTTTGAATGATTTCGTCTGAATCCATATGCTCAAATAAATATTCGTTAATGATCCAATCTTCACATTTAAATAACATGGCATCTGTATAGCCACCCCTTACATCACAACCTCCATGAATTTGTATTAATACATAATCTTCATATTGACCATCTATAAAAAGCCGAATACCTGCGCCTTGTAAAGTTTGAGATAGGTCACTATCATAATTATATGTATTCCAGGTATGGATATTCTTTTCATCTATAAATTCAGATAAATAACTCCAAGCATTGACACCGACTCCATAAGGCTCACAATCTGCCAATTCATCATTTAATTCATTTAGCTTGTTAAATTCCTTTGAGATTTCATCTAATTCAAGGTTTGATCCATTACCCGTCAAAAAATGAAATACTGATATAGTTCTAAATATTTCATCCGCTTTGCCTTCTTTATTAAAAGCAACTCCGAAAATTTGTTCATCTTCATTCATAAAATCTTCAATGGTTTTGCTTTGGTTTTTTTGCCAATGTCGATCTGAACTACCTCCACTATCCAAAAAATGCTTTCCAGTATTTTCTGTCAGTTTCTCATATATTAATTGTTGAATGTTATTCATGGTTTTATTTCTCCTTTTTAGAGGGGTTTAAATATTTTTGAAGTAATGATTATTAAGTATCTCGCTAAATATTGATCTGCTTTCTGAGTCCATTTGACAAATAAAATCAATACCATCTTTTTTATATCTATTATGCCAATGTTTTTTGTATGATGGACTCGCTGTGCTTCCGAACCTTTTTTCTAAAAATTCGTCAATTAATTCTTTCATTTTCAGGTCTATGTTTTCTTTAGTAATCATTTTATTATTTCTCCTTTTTAGAGGGTTATGATCCATATTTCAATAGTTTAATAGCTGTATGAATTAATATTGATAATTCGCTATCTTTTGGAAGGTTTGGATGTCTTTCTAAATAATCATCTAACTCTAAATAGTTATCTGAATTGCCATCTATTAAATGAATTTTATCTTGTTTATTTTCAACCTTTGATTTTATAAGCTGCTGAATTGAAACAAGAGCCACCCAACCAATAAAATGATTTGGTATTTGTTTAATTTCTTTGATTATTTTTGAAGCGTATCTCATTTTATTATTTCTCCTTTGTAGAGGGTTTATTGATTTTCGTATTGATCCCAAGAATTCATGCCAGTTCTTGCATATAGAATAGAATCAAGAGTTTCTTCATTCCAACCGCATATATTTACAACTAGTTGTATTTCTTGCATGGTTGCTATATTGTATTCGACTAGCTTGTCAAAGTATTCGTTTAAATTCATTTTATTATTTCTCCTTTGTAGAGGGTGAAAAGCAATTCCACCGCCCTAACTTTCCTATTAAAAAAGGGTTATTTATAATTCTGCTAAGTAAATAGTTTCCTCTGCTAACTCTTTTAAGCCTTCTTCTGTCATTTCTCCGCTTTTATTTCTGTATATACTTGCATATTCAGAATCAAAACGAAAAATCTTGCCATTAATCTCAATGACTGTATCTAGTGAGCCATCATCAATTAAGAATACTTCATAAGTATATTTACCATCTTTTATTAACATCTTTTTTCTCCTTGTTAGCTGTTTCTAATTGCTCCGCATGAGCAGACTAAACTTACTAACAAAAAGTAACGCAAACAATAAATAAAGTAACAATAAGTAACAATAAGATATAAGTATATAAGACCGCACCGCACACCGCACCGCATTATAAATACCTGGTTTTATTATACTTACAGCGCAGTATATATGAAAGAAATCCGCAGTATATATTATAAGGAGCGCACAAAACAACGAGCGACAAACCATGTCAACCACCCCCCCCATACACCGCTCCGACAAATGCACAGGGGGTGTATTATACCACCCAGATCATTTTTTATGCCTAAAAGGCTTTTTTTATCGTACTCTAAGTACGCAAAGTACGCTACCTCTAAATCCACTTATATAGACACTTAGTATTTTCAGGATACTCGGAGTATCGCGAAGTATCCAATATACTTTGTAAACCCCAGTCTTGATATTGAGGGAACTATAAGTGTATGTTTTCGTTATACTTATATGCCAAGAAAAAAGAAGAGTAAGACGGAAGTGATTAAGCAAGCTACGAAAAACGCGCAAGACAATCCTTATTTAAAGACATTTCTTGCTGACTATGAAGAAGAAACAGGCTTAAAAACTCGTTTTACCGCAAAAAAAGACAAATTCTTAGCATACTTAGTAGCAAACAACGGGTTTATATCCCATGCTGCTAAAGAAATGGGTTATTTCCCACAATCGGTACGATTCGCGATGAAAGGTGATCCTGCATTTCAGCAGGCAGTCAAAGAAATACAACAAGGATTCTTAACCGATAGATTGGATGAACTCGAAAAGCTCTCTTTTACTCAAGCAGGAAAAGCGGGCAATGTAACCGAGCGTATCTTTCAGCTCAAAGCACACGACCCAGGTAAGTATAGAGATAGAACAAATCAACAGAATACACAGGTGAATGTGATGGTTTCTGGCACTTCACCAAAGGATAGGGAAGCAGTATTAAAGAAGATGAAGATAAATTAAGCAGATTGGAACGAGAAGCAATCCGCGACAACATTCACATGACTCCTAAAGACATTTTTGAGGTCTATCTACGAACATCTTTTGGGTTAACCCCATTTATGGCTAATGAAGCCACTCAATTTGCGTTAGATCTCTTCCAATTAGATGATAATGGAAAATTACCACTGGATTGGGAATTGTGGTATCGAGGTCAGGCTTAGTGGAAGTCAATATATCCTATAGAGATGGAGAAGGGAACGCAACCTCGCCTTTAGACCATCAGGAAGAGTATCATTTATTTACAGGTTGGAGCAAACATCAAGTATTAGCGGGATCTTTGGGAACAGGTAAAACAGAAGCGATGTGTATGGAGGCGATCCATCAAAGTGCAGCATTTCAGGGCAATTTAGGATTAATGGGTAGAAAAGTATTGGATTCGTTCAAGAAATCTACACTGATCCAGTTGCTCGATCTTGGTCAAGGGTTTATTGACAAACATCGCGCCCAAGACCGAGAAATTATCTTTAAAAACAGGTCTAAAATCGTGTATATGGCGTTGGATGACTCCAGAGACTCTATTCAAAGGATAAAATCTATGAATTTAGGGTGGTTTGCATTTGATCAGATTGAAGAAATGACCGAAGCTACCTTTATTGCTGCTGCGGGTCAGATGCGTAGAAAAAACGCAATGCGTTGTTCCTTTCATACTTGCAATCCAGCAGGGCATGACTGGGTATGGAAGCGATGGAAGAAGGATAAGGCAAAACAGAATAAAAAGAAGGGTGATTATAGATTAATTGAGACTATGACTTGGCAACCAGGCGCACCCGCGCCTAAAACAGACAAGGAAGTAGCATTGTACTCCGATAATCCGCATTTACCTGCCGATTACATCAAACATTTACTGTCTATGCCAGATCAATGGGTCAACAGGTATGTATATTGTAGTTGGGATGACTTTGCAGGGTTGGTATATCCAGAGTTTAAGCAGGAAACACATTGTATTAAGTCTTTTGACATTCCAAAGTGGTGGAATCACTATGTAGTCTATGATTATGGGTATCGTAACCCCAGTTCCATACTGTTTGCTGCTACAGATGAAGAAGGTACGATTTATGTGTACGATTTAATCTATGAATCGGAGCATACCATAGAAATGTTAGTCCCAAAGGTAGAACGCAGGTTAAAAAGCGGAATCAATTACACTTTTTTAGCAGATCCCAGTATTGTACGCACCGAAAGAGATGGGAATAGCGTTGCGGATGAGTGGTATGACTATGGAATTGAATGGGAAAAGGCAAAAAATGATAAGCGTGCTGGATTTGAAAGAGTCTCCTCGTATTTGAAGCTAGATGAGAATATGCGCTCTAAGTTATTGTTTTTTAATAAATTAAATATGAAACCTTTGCT